AAGCCCTTCGCCTGCAGTCCGAAGATGGCAAACGCTGTTCCGATGACGGTGCCCGCATAGCGGACAGCCGTATTGACTTGTGCCTGCGTTGGCAGGGACATGATAATCTCCAAATGTGTGTGAGGGTTAGATGTCGCCTTGGCTCATGCAAAATGCGATGTATGGCCAAATGAAAAACAACAGAATAGCGCCGCCGATTTTCTTTAGAAGTTTAGTCTCCTGCGAGACGCTGGTTTCTAGGATGGACGCGATCCACCCCCAGAACCAGATGGCCGCGCATAGATAAAAGACCAGCCATCCGGCACTAAAGTATTGCGTCATGCCACAGCCTCCGGAGGCAAAGGGACCAGCACTTCCAACTGCTTCCACTTCGATAGCCAAACCTTGCGCTCGCCAATGCCGATGTAGCCGCCGTTCAGACGCTTGGTGACTTTCATGATATCGTCGGCTTCGGCAAACGGCAGGCAACCGCAGTTGATGAAATCAGAGACGGCACATTCAAGGAAGTGTTTCGGGTCAATCAGCAGATCAGGATTATTGACCACATCCAAACCCGTATGCTCGGCAACGCGTTCATAACCTTCACGGCCCGTTGTCTGTGAGCCGCCGCGACCACGGAAGTCCCAGCCGTCGTCTGTGCCGAGCCGGTTGCCCATGCGGCCGTTGTAGACTTTGTTCGCAAGGGCCTTTGGATTGCCAGCGAATGGCGTTGCGCTTTCCAGCGTAGGAAACCGACTAGGCCAGACCTGCATCATGCGGCTTGCCGTATAATTCAGGTTCTCCACCACGTCGTGCCCGGCTCCGCATTCGTGCGAGCACTGCGCCATGAAATGACAGAGCACGAGCGATTCCCTGATGCCGTATTTCGCGAACACGTCTGGCGCGCTGGCAATGATCCCGGCGCGCAGCCCCGGAACCTTCTGGTCTCCGTTCGGCCAGAGCCGCATCAGAGCGGGTTCAAATTCGGTCATATGATGCGAAGCAGCTTGTTGACGATGATGGTAGGCTGCACGATCGCATGAGCGCCGCCGCTCGTATTGCTGGAGGTGACCGAAGCCGAGCCGCCCACAATAAGCTGGCCTGATGTTGCAGCAGCCCAGTGTCCTCCCGTGGTGGGGACGTTGTTGCCGCCAGTGGACGGCGCGGGCTCTTCAGAAATAGTACTTGAGGCACCGGGGACATTGATGCCTGTCGGAGTCACAGTACCGGAAATAGTGCCGCTTGACGTAATCCCTGTAGGCAATTCCGAGAGGGTCAATGTGTGCGTCTGCGCACCGCCATTTCCGCCAAGAACATTTCCGCCTCCGACGGCGATTGTCGAGCCCGTCAACCGATTTGCCGCGCTCCCGCCCATGTCATCCTTGCCCGCCGCGATACGTCCGCGAAGATCGGGAACATTGAACGTGGTCGAGCCGTCGCCAACGCCGAATGCTGTACCGACAAGGCCAAAGAGAACTGAATAGGTACTGCGGCTGATAGCCTGACCAAACGGAAGGACAAATGACGAGTTCGGCGCGCTCGTTCCAATGAAGTCGATCATGCCCCCGATCGGAACAGTATAAGGATTGGCGACGAAGCCTTGTATGTAAAATGCACCATCGCTGTTGTTGTAGAGCGCGAGGTAAGGCGTGCCCTGCACAAGAGTGCCCGCAGGCAATTCAACGCTAGGAGCAGAGCGCAGAGGCTTCGCGCCTAAGCTATCGACGTTCAAGGTAACGGTTGCGCCGCTAGTCGTATGCGGAGTGAATGCGATGGTTTTCCCATCAAGATGCGATAAAGTATCAAAGACCTGAAAACTGGAAACGGTATAGGCCGTTGAAGTCCCACCTGTAACGATCGCCCCGGCAATATCGTCACGATAAGCAGCCGTCGAAGCCATCATGGCCCGGGCTGAATCGTTCACTGATGAGGGGCTTTGGCCCTCGCTCCAATTCACCGTAGAGTCAGCCGTGGCATTCGTTGCCGCAGTTCGGCTCCAATTATAAAAGGGAAGCGCCATCAGTTATCCTTGACGAAAAGTAGGTGCCGCAAAAGCGGCCCTGAGTGCGGAAAGATCGATCGGCTTTCGAGGTGCATAGAAGATAGGAGGCGCTTGAGGCGTCTCGATCTGAAGCGGGGCCTGCTGACTCTGCGGAGCCTGCTGAGGCGGGAAATATGGTTGGGCTCCCAATCCAGCCGGAAGCGAAATAGGCGGCTGTGGGGCTGCCTGTGGGGCACTGGCGAGGAGCCCGGCGGGAGACGCTTGCGGCGCCTGCCCGCCCCCAAACCAAGCCGCCTCTTTCTGGCGACGCGCGACAAGGCCCGGATTAACCTCTCCCCCGGCCTTGTTATATTGAAGGAAGATATCCTTGGCCTTGTCCCAATCCCCGGCCTTGATTGCTGCCCCTAGTCCCGATTGCTGCCAGCCCGGACCGGCGTTATAAGTGAGCGAGGTCAGTGCCGCGCGGACGCCCTGGGGTAGATCGGGTGCGAAGGAATCGACGCTTTGGGCAGCCTTTCCGACTTCGCCTTGGAACCGCTGTTCATAGACGGCTTGGCGCTGGTCAGGCGGGATATTTTCATCGCCGGGCTGAACCTTGGTGCCAAAGCCGCTACTATACTGTTTGTAGTCCCATTGTGACTGAGGGTTGTAGCCTTCAAAGCTTTTGATGGCGTCAAGATAGGATTGATCTAAGGCCATGCGTCTATTTCAAACCGTCGTGTTCATTTTGGTGCTTTGGGCGAATGTCTATTGGAAGGTGACGCCAAACGGATATCTGGCATCCCTGTTCGCGGTCGGCGCAGCGTTCTTGGCGACGTTAGCGGTTGTAGGCATCAAGCAGCTTTGGACTCGCGCTCGTGGTGGCCAAGAGCGCGGGCAACAGGCTGGCCGGAATATTGGCGCGAACTGGCGGGGGTAGAGCCGCAAGCCGAGTTTGCCCCAGCGGAGAATTGGCCCTGATCTGCGCTGCGGCCCTCGCCGCCTGTCTGGAAACCGAGCGGTTCGCTAGCATTCGAGTCCCGAAACCACCCAAGGGCAGAAGCGACAATTCAGGATGGCCGGTTGCCTGTCCCGTCGCAGCACTCCCAATGCCGAGCAGAGTGGAGCCAAGACCGCCGCCGCCGCCCATCAGGTTGGATAGCAAACGAAGGCCATTCTGCGTTGGTGTGCCTTTCACAACGCCCTCAAGCGCAGCGCGGTTCTCTTTCGATAGGAACTTGGATTCGTTGCTGGTCAGGTAGTTCGTGACCTGTTGGCGGATGCGATTGCCGAGATTAAGGCCCGAATGTTCGCCGGCTGCGCGCAATTCCGCCCGCGCGAACCGCTTGTCTAGCGCCTCATTGGCCTTGAAGGCTGCATAGTTCTTGTCTGCCGTCTTGAGATCGGCCATCGTGCCGGGCGAAAGACGTTCTATCGCAGCCTCAATCTTGGGGAGCGCAACGAAGGCCCCGGCCTTATTGCGATCAGGCGATGAAAGGAGGCTTTTGATATTTTCTCTTGCCGCGACAAGATCAGCAACATCCGGAGTGCCCGAAGTCGCCGGCGATCTGATTTCGTCAACAGCCGCATGGATTTTGTCCGCAGTAGAGGGCCGGATTGCGTTCTTGTTAAGTGTCGTCGTGATATCATCAGCAAGGCTATCCAGTTCGCCTTGCGCGATCGGCGTTGCGACGTTGCGCGAGTTCAGATTATCGTATGTGTTCTGAGCTGCGGATTTTACCTCTGCGGACTCGGGGGCTGCGGCCCGAAACGCAGACGAGGCCGCCCTTGCTTCTGCCGCTTTAGCCGCAGCCAACCCGCCGAACCCAGCCGCCGCTATACGCGCATAAGGCTCTGCTGCGGTTCCTTCCGTGAGCTTGCCGGCCGTCTCGCTCGCAACCGCTGGCGCAGCGACACGGGTAGCAAACAGTTTCGGGATAGCCTTGAGCGCGCCAGGCCCGGCCAATTCAGGATCGGCCATCGCTGGCAGAAATTCCGCGCCTGTCTTGAGATAGCCTCCCAATGCCGTCTGCGGCTGATAATCAGGCGAGACAATCGGGTTAGGCGCGCTGTTGATGACATCGCGCGAAGTCGGAGCGTTCGCAAGCAACGAAGTCGGCGGCGTGAACTGCGCTGCTTTCGAGGCCAAGTCCTTGAATGCCTGCACCCTGTCAGGCGCGATGCCCAGCTTTGAACCGGCATAATCGGTTGCCGCGGACAAGAGCGAGCGCGCATCGCCAGCCATGCCGAGCGTTCCTGCCGTGGCATTGGCAAGACCGGAGCCAATGCTTTTCGCGGCGTCCTCACCCATGCTAGGACCATCCAGCACGAAGCCGGCCGGCAGTGCAGGCGCGCTAGACTGATCCAAAACAAATCCCGGAGGTAAGGCACTCATTGGGGCTGCCAACCTCCATTACGGAAAATGATCTTTTGACCAGTCTGCGGGTTCGTCGCAGTCGCGCCTTCCTGTACTTGAGGAGCAGTGCCAGATTGAGTCGGAGCGCCGTTCCTGTGAAGCCAGCTATCAATCCGATCAAGCACGCGCTGGCCATCATCCTTGATGAGAGGCCCCTGCTTTGCGGCCATCGCTGGCCCCATCGCGGTCAAGCGCTTCTCTTCAAGCGCCTGCAATGAGCCGTGAAGCAATTCCGAGAGCTTCGCGATCTGCGCCCGCTGCTGTTCTCGCGACATATTCTCTGAAAGGTTCTGCTCCCAGTGACGGATTTCAGAGTCCGAGAGGTTCGCGCCCTTGAATACCTTCGACATTTCCTCCGCAACCGCATGGGCGTTGGTGCGGAATGCTCCAGGCTCGCCGCCGCCCGTTGCCTCATTCGCGAAATTCTTCACGTAGTTGGCCACTGGAAAGCGCGTATTGCCAAGCTTATCCATCGCGTCCATCAGAGAGCCGACATGCGCCAGCGTCTGATTGGCCGCGCGGACCATTTCAGAGCTTTTGCCCTTGGTCCAGTCCGGCCCGGCCTCGTTGCGGGCTTTCCAGACAGTCGCATCAAAGCTCGGATCAATCGCATGGGCCGCATCGATCAGCGCAAGCGTCGCGGGGCTACGCATGGCCGTGGTGGACGGCAGCGGTTGACGACCCTCGATCATGGCCTTCACTGTGTTGCGATAGGCGGGCGGCAGATAGCCATAGAGCGCGTCACCCGTCACGCCAGCCTGTTGCGCTTGCTGGAGCGTCGCCAGGCTGCCACCGGTTGATTGCGTCGGCGCGCCACCAGTGAGCGGCTGCCCATTCACGGTCTGTGCGCGATCGTTGACAAAGCCATACTTCTTGCCCTCGAGCGGGTCTTCGCTGATGACTTGATATTTTTCCTTGTTGGTCAGCAGTTCCGGCAGAACGGTTTTAGCAGCTTCCGGGTTGAGCACGGAAAGCATAGCGGTAGAGGCCGCTTGCCGGGGATCAATGCCGTTATCGATCAATACTCGTCGCGTCGCCTCGAATTGCGCTCTTAGATTCTGCTGCTGCATTCCGAGCTGATCGGTGCGCTGGCCCGTAAGGAGGCCAGTGATGCCGCCGGCTACGGCAGGCAGCAAACCGCCCGCGTTGGTGAAATTCTGGAATGCAGCCCCAAGATTGCCGCCCAAAGCATTTCCGCCAAGAGCGGGAGGGAGTTCCTGTTGCGGTGGCGCCTGCGTCGGAAGCTGGCCTTGCGCCGGTTGAGCATTCGGAGGCGTCATGACCTGTTGCGGCTGGTAGAGATCAGGATTGCCCATTCGCGGCATCTGATAATTACCGATCTGTAGCGGGGAAGCTTGCGCAGGAGCGGCGGGAGCAAAGCCTAGCGAAGGCTGATACTGATTATTCTGATCGGCCGTCGTGCGCAGGAAATCCAGCAAGCCGCCACCTTGGCCGCCATATGTTGATTGCTGAAAGAGGGAGTCGAGCAATCCCATCTACTTCTTGCCCCAAAGATTCCCAAGCGAGCCAATCCCGCCAAGGATCGTCGCGAACTGCTGCGCCCCGCTCATCTGGTTTTGCGTCGTGCCCGTGCCGCTCGACTGCGAGCCAAGCCCCGCAATCGGAATGCCGATCTGAGAGAGCAGGCCAAGGTTCTGAATCGGAATGCCTTGCCGCTGCAATTCGGCCGCAAGCGCTGTAGCCGCGCCTGAGTTCTGCGCCTGCAAGCCGGTCCCGACCTGATTGACGCCTGCCTCCTGGTTTGTGAGATAGTTCTGTTGCAGGCCGGACAATAGGCCGCCCGTGGCGTTGCCCGCGTTGTAGAGGTTGCCGGCCGCAGCCTGCTGGTTCTGGATGTTCTGATTGTATTGGTTGGTCAGGACCGGCGCGAGGCCAGCCGAGAGACCGGAAGCGAGGGCTTTCTGATTATAGCCCGATCCATCGCGGCCCGCGGCGGCAAATGATCCATTCACGCCCGTCGTGATCTGATCCTTGAGCGCCTGAAGCTGATCGCCAATTCCTGGCGTCTGCATCGGGTCATAGTTGGTGTTGTTCGCCAGCTTCGAGGTGTTCGCGCCATACTGATTATAGGCCGATTGGAGCATGGGCGCCTGATTGAGCGCGCCGCCGCCCGCAAGCAGAGAGGCCGTCGACGAATTGATCGCAGGATTGAACTGCGAAGTCCCGGCCGCGTTGTTCTCGATCGTGCTCAGAGCATTGTTCGCGCCAGAGCTAAGTCCGGTATTGCCGAGCTGCGATTGAAGCTGGCTAAGGATGCCCTGCAATGCAGGTTGCGCGGCCTGCCAAGGGGCGGTCGTGCTGTTCTGCGTTTGCGTGCTTGAAGACTGTCCGCCCATTATCTTATATCCGGCAAGTTGAAATTGGTAGGCCCGTAAAGAGCAAAGATAAGCGCGAATAGCCGTCTGTATGTCGCGCGGCTGATTGCCTTGTCGTATTCAAACATTCATAGGACCTTCTCTAATACGACGTATTCCCTTCGATAGCCGTCTAACACGCGCTCCCAACCTTCCCGGCCGATGATGCGCATGCAGCGGCAACCTTCCGCTTTCGCGTACTCTTCAATTTTAGAAATCAGGGATAACCAGCGTTCACGCTGTTCACCCGCACACGCGACGATTTCGCACGCACCGTTCACAAGCTGCGTTGAAGCTGCTGCTTCTATGTTCCCACTACCCCACGCAACCCAGACAAGTTGTTCGCCACCGAGGATCGATTTTTCGATATCCTCGAAACGGGATAACCCGGTTCGCTCGATCGCGGCGCGGATCAGATGCTTGACGTGCGGCCAGAACAGATCGATCTGCTTTGGATCGACGCAGATAAGGTCCGTCACTGATCCCCGTACCAAATGAGGCTGACGAAATTAAAGTCCAGTGCCACGCCGCCACTGGAGGAACTGAGGACACGATGAGAGCCCGCGGCGCGGGTATGGCTGTTGAGTGGAGCCGGCGCGTTCAAGGTTGCGCCCTCACTGTTTTCGGCAAAACATGCCGCTGCATAATTCGCGCTCGAAAACGGAACAGTAAAGCTGATGGTGTAGTCACCGGTTCCGTTCTTTGTCACCCCTGATACATTACAAGACGCGCCGGGCGTGATCGCCCCAACCGCGCCAGTCCCATCAAAGACAACCCAAGCCTTAGCCGCGCTCGGATGTGATTGTTGAACGGCAGGGACAACGGCTTTAACAGTACTCGTCGCCATCTCTTGATCGGATTTTGACGCGGCCGTTAGTTCACTGCCTTGGAGCGCCGATATGGCACTTGTGTTCGTCGCAATAGCGGATGTATTTGTCGCTATCTGCTGCGCATGCTGTTGCAGCGCCATGTTCTGTTTAGTCTGATCGCGTTCCTGTGTACCAGGGGCGTAGACTGTCACGTCGCGCCGTCCTGACTGATGCCAGGCTCAACACCAGCGCAGAAAGTCCAAACCGTTGCGGCCGGTATTCTCATCTTGAACCGCGAATAGCGTGTAGACCGTCGCATGTCACAACGGCCAGTTCGCGAATTTCGTGCGACTTCTGTCGTCGAAACCGGCGTGTCCTGCTGCGTCTCTCGATAGGACAGAGAGCCGAAGAATGAGGACGCATCCGTAATAGGACGAAAACCATCCACAAAGATGCGCTCGCCGTCCGTGCCCTGCTCTGCGCTCTCTAGCGTGGCTTCAAGATTTGAGCCTGTGAAAAACCCCTGCTTGTGATTACCATCGAACGCGGCAATCTGCGGCTGAACGGACGTTGCGTAAGCGTCCAGCGTCAAGGTCAAGGCATCAAGCGACGATGAAATCGTATCGAGGCTTTCCAAGGTCAAGCCACTCTGCGAGATCCCAAGCAGATATTCGCCAGAGACCGAAAGCGGGAAGAAACGATCAAGGATCGGGTCGTAACCGAGAACCTTGTCGAACAATCCTGTTGCGCCCGCACCTGATTTATACGCGAAATAGACGAACGATGTTCGCGGATCGGCCGCTCCGATGAATAATTGCAGATTGGTCCTATCGAGGTCATTCAGGAATGTGCGGTCTACCCTCTCGCGTCCGATCTGGACCGGAAGCGCGCCCGCATCGATCTTCTGAAACCCCTTGTTTGAGTAGAAATAAAGTGTCGTCCCGCTTCGCACGAGAGACAGAGGAGCAAACAGCCCTAAATCCTGCGTCAAGCGCTCAATCTGGAATATGATATCCGAACCCGGAATATAGGACATGCGCCGGATGGCTTGGTCCTGAAAGACCGTTCCGAACTCGCCACCGCCTACACCCCGGACGATGCCGCCATCGGGGAAATCCTGAAAGTCAGATGAGTTCGTTCCCGCCGTCCAGCTTGCCGACGAATTGAAATCTCCCAACCCACTCCATTGAATGCGATAGGGTTGCGAGAGAAGCCCAGAGAGCACAAGAAACCGTCCAACCACTGCGATATAGGCCGCCTGTGGCGGGCTCCCCAGCGAGTTGCTGAAGGCCGTGGCAGAGGTCAGATCGAAGACCTGCAACGGCTCATTGGCCTGCGTCGCAAAAACAAGACTGCCCGTTTGCGCGAACTGCCACTGAGCGTTGCCACTAACAGCACCATAGTGAGAGGTGACGTTGACTGTCCCGGAGCCGCCCGTGGTATTGATCCGCGTCCCGCCCGGAGTCGCTGAGACACTGAACGAAGAACCGGAAAGCCCCGTTGCACTCACATAGTAGACTGTGCCGGCCGTGATCTGCGCCGGAAGCGTTCCACCACCAGCCCGAAACACAACAGGTTCATTTGCGGCGAACGAATTTGAGACCGTGACAACACCGGGACTCGCATTCGAGATCGTGCAGTTAGAAACCCGGCTGACCGGCGTCCAGCTAAAGTCGGTATTGTTGAGCTGGTAGAGCCCGTTCGATGTGCCAGCGAAGACTTGAACCGAGCCGTCCGATTTCAGGGCGTAGAAAGCGCCGCGGCAGGTCGCAAACATGGCTTGCGTTGCTGCCGCGAGCGACGCCATAGGGCCATAACCATCGCCTCGGGGCACCACGTTCAGGATATTGTGCGCCTGGGTTTGGGATTCGTAATCCGCCGTATCAGGCTGCCAGGAACCCCAAGGGAGAAGAGGCATATCTAGCCTTATTTATGGGGTCACGCCCGGCAACCATATGCTGGTTGGCCCGGAATCAAAGCTCTGCCTTTCAGCAAGTGTGTTAAGCTGATCGAGCACCATTGACATCGCGCTGCCCCATACCTGAATGCGCGCGTCGTTCTGCATGTAGGGCGCAGCTTCAAGCAGTGCGCCATAAAGATAGAGGTCGGGCGCAAGCGTCAGCAGCCAGTTTGTATCATTGCTTGCCAACGCTGGCAGATTGGCGCGGTAAAGCAATTCTATGTCAAAATCCTCGTTTGGCGTCGGCGCCAATTCGATCTGATCGCCCACGATCGAGAAATAGACCGGCTGATCGCTCACGTTATCGATACTGAAGCGATAATCCTCGATTTGCGTCTGTGTCAGAAACGCAAGGCGCGGCTTTCCGGTCACGCCGCTGAGGCGCACGCTGCGCATGGTTTGGAAGTCGGACGGCAAATCGAGCAATTCCGGAGAGGCTGACAGCGTGTCCACGGTCAGCGTATCCCGCGTTTCCATGCGAGGATGGAAGAGTGTCCTATTGAACTTGGCTTCCGCGAGCGTGATAAAGTCCGGGATACGAGCATCCAAATCATCACGCGCCAACCATCCGGCGATAGCCGTTTGAAGGTCGGTATAGTTGGCGATCGCCATTTAGACCTTGCCCCGGAAAGTGCGATATGGCTGGTTCTTATCGCTGTTGAGCCACCATTTCATGAAGTCTGTATCGCCCTCCTTCAGCCGCTTGGCGAAGTCGCGATAGAAGATATTCAACGGAATGCTAGCGACGCGCGTACCTATGGCATCATTGCTAAACCTCTTGCCATAAGAGTCGTTCAGGCTCTCGCGGTTGCGAGCCAAAAGCTCATCCTCGATAATGTTTTCTGTCTTGCGGAAGCCGAGGCCCTTTTCCTTGTCCACCCAATAGATATAGTGGCGTCGGAGCCCATCGCTTGAAAAGCCCTCGAACTCCCAAGACTCGTCAGGAATTCGCGCGGGATCAGGCAGCGATGGCATCGGCCCGCTCTGCGGCCTTCCTGGAGATCAAGGCTTTGGCTTCCTCGATCGGGAGCATGATATGGGTTCCGGCCCAAATCTTCCCCGGATAGCCGACGCCGGGCGATTCATGGGGCTTCATCTCGCCCTTGATGAAGGCTTCCTTTTCGATGACGCGCCATTGGCCGGCCGCGTCCTTCTGTTTCACTTCGGCCTTGAGATACCCGACAATCTCGTACTCGCCGCGCGGCGCGTAGTTCTTGCTCAGAATGACGGGAAACATTTGTTTGTTAGTCTGCTGTGGGCTTTCAGGAGCCATGTGGGATTCCCTTGGTTTGCGCTCGTAAACGCCTTTCGGCATTTCTCAACTCCAAAAAGAAGGAGGGCGACCGAAGCCGCCCTCCTCATGATCGTTACGACACCGACGCCGAGAATGGCGTAGCTTCTACGCCGGTACAAACAATGCCGCCATCCAGCAACCAGATGCCGGAGGCAGCATCCTTCACACGAATCCACGTTCCCTTGACGCCACCCGTCGTGGTGCCGTTCATGGTGATGGTGTCCGAGGTCGAGGAAGTCGGAAGTGACGTTCCGCTGATATCCGTGGTCAAGTGAATCACGCCCTGCAGGATATCTGTGCTGTTCGCGACCTGAACGATGTAGTTGTTCGACGTGACTGTGGTCACAACGAACAACTCATAGACATCGCCCTTGCCGCTTGATGCCGGCAGCGTGACGGTAAGTCCTGCGGCGGCATTAAGGCACGTAATATTGCCCGCGTGAACGTCGCGATTCAGCGTCGCGCTCGCGGTGATGGTGATGGGCTGAGTAGGATAAGCCATTGTCTGTTCTCCTTAGCTATTCGAGCTGAGGCCGAAGAGATCAGCCGCAACACCGTGCGCCGCTTCGTTATTGACCAGCAGCGTGTATTCGGTGACGAGAACCCGCTTTTCCGCGTCGCCGGTTTTTGCCGGCTTCACAAGCTGGATATCGTCAAATACGCCGAGCGAAACCATGCGCGGATCGATCAGAAAGGCATTGCGGGCCACAGCGGCGCCCGCGCGTGCCATCTGGCGATTGGGCACCACCGATATCGTTCCGAAGTCGGACAGATACGTGTCCGCCGCCGCGACGATGGTGGTTTGTCCTTTGCCTGCCGCATAGCGCTGCTGTGCAACATTGGTATCCGACATGAACGTCGAGAATACCGTCTTGGCGTAGGGCGACAGCATCAGCGTCCGGGGAACGCCGCCCGCGTTGTAGGTGGACAGGATCGTGGCATCCAGAATGGCCTTGGTGAAGGCCCGCTGAGTGCCGTTGCCTGCCGCGTCCACAACGCTGGTTGAAGTGTTGAAGCCGCCAGACGTGCCGCCAGAGCCAAGATTGTCGTTCGTGGCGAGCCACGCCCGGAAGCCGCCAAGCTTGCGGTTGGTGGCACCGTTTCCGGAGCCGGCCAGCGAAGCCTGGTTGGACAGGGTGATGGCTTCCATATCAATACGAAGCTCAACGCCCTTCTTGGCAACCTCGCGAGCCAGTTCCGACTTGCGGCCGGCCTTTGAGGTCTTGTCCTGGGTACGCGAGATAATGATCTTCTTGTCCGAGATTTGCGTGTAGTTGCCGACGCGAGAAGTCGGATTGACAGCATTGAACGTCCAGTCGTTGCCTTCCGGCTGGTTGTTGCTGGTGTCAACCGAACCAAGCGTGTCGGTCTGCCACTCGGGATGGACAGAAACGACCGGCTTGCGGCCGATCAAGGAGGTGAACGGGGTTTCTTCCGGCGTGATCTGATAGATGCGATCCGCCAGCTCTTCCCGGTTCCCTACGGCGTCGTAAGTCTCAAAGGTATTGGCAACCTGTGCCATTTGGGTTCTCCGCTAAAGGTCAAGGTCCATGAGCGCGCTCACGCCGGCATCGAAATCGCCGGTTGTGCGCAGTTGCTCTTTCCTCGCCTGTTGCTCGCGGGATGTTTTCGCCTTCGGGTCCATGCGTTTCGTGCCAGTGAGAACGGGCTTTGACTGCACGGCTTGCTTGACGGTCGGAAGGTTCTTGCGCGCCCTTCGGTATGCCGCGAGATCGCGGTAAACCCGGTACAGCCGATGATCCAGGGCGTTGTTCATCTCCTCCGGAGAGAAGCCGTACTCAGCCATGGTATCGACCGATTCAGTCCAGAACTTGCTATAGACATCCGGCTTTTTCAATTCCGGCATGGCCTCGAGCAAGAGCTTGGCTTCCCTGTCGTGCAAATCCTTCTGCTGTCGCTGCTGCTCCTGGGTCGTGCGGGCCTGATTGGCCTGCGCGGCATTCTGCAACTGCGCTAGCGACTCGACCCTCTTATCGTAGTCAGCCTTTAATGCCACATACCGGAGCGGATCATAGTTTGGCGAATTGCCATTCAACAATTGCTCGTCCGGTGGCTGCGGCAAGAACTGCTGCGCTACCTGAAGGATGAAATCCCGCTGCTCCTGCAAGGAACGAGCGTGTTGTTCAATATCGGCCTTCTGGGAGGCGAGGGTTTCACGTTCCCTAGCGTTTTCCTGAGTGCCGCGTGTGAACGAAGCTTGAGAGAGATATCCGCGCTTGAGGTCCTGAACGGAGATCACGGTTCCGTCTTTCAGGCGCACATTCGCGGTATCGGCCGCGAACTTGCCTGACTCGTAACCGGGTCCGTCTTGTTCCTCTTCGGTCTTTCCCTCTTCGGACTGCTCCTCAGTCTCTTCGGCTTCGGGCTGCTCGCCTTCCGCCTGGGGTTCTTCGGGCTGATCCTGTTGGCCCTGATCTTCCTCTGAGAGGTCCGTTGCCGGGTCTTTGAGAACATCAGCAATTGCATCGGCGCCGTCATCGAATGACAACGGGGCGTCATTACCAGCCGCTGGCGCGGGGTTGGTATCAGACATTCAGTTTTCCTTTGGTGTTAAGCCGGGGATCGTCTAAGCAAACGAACCGGCGTCTTCCTGCACGTCTGCCGCCATGATGTAGCGGCTCAGAGTGGTGCGGATTTCATCGATCACAGCGACCTTTTGCTGATGCCGCAAGATCATTGTCTTGTCATCGGCATTGGCGAGAGCGAGCGCATTCAACGTCTCAGCCCGAATATCGTCCAATGCCTTGTTGAATGTGTCGTCATTCTTGAGGCGGTCGGCTTCGCGGCTCAGGTGATCTTTATCCATTCCACAGCTCTTTGTGTTTTATCTTGGATATTAGCGCGGCCGAAACGCCGAACCTGTCCGCGATATCTTGCTGCTTCATGGTGCCGAGGAGCCTGCGAATTTCTGCAACATCCATTTCAGTAAGTTTGGCACCGGCGTTCTTCTCGCCAGCCCCGCTCGTTCCGTGCTTCACTCTATCAGAGCTATTCCCGGCCGATGTTTTCCAAGAAAGGTGCCGCTTAGCGACACAGCCTAGATGACCATTGCCGCATGAGTGCGCTGCCTCGTGATGATCTGTGGGAGGAGGCCCCTCAGACTCCTCACAAACGAGCCGCGAAACGTTCTTTTGCTTTCCGTTATAGTGCAGTCTGCCGTAGCCAGAAGTGCTGCAATCATACGGCCAAGTAAGACAATCGGTCCCGTCGTAGGTGAGTACGACCTCGCGGTAATAGCGCAGCGCCTCTCCCTTGGAGATACCGCCGCCAAGAGGGTCGCCGTGACGAAACCATCTATTGTAGTGAGCAACGCACCAGCCGCGCGCCTCGACTCTCTTGCCGCAATCGGGGATGGAGCATATACGTAATTGAGCCATTTCGACCTTCCACCAGGTTGGCTTGGTTAGGGCTGGTTAGGTGCTTCAACACCAAATCAGCCCGCTTATTATAGCACATTCCTCGCTTCCTTGGCGAGGTGGTCGCTCAAACGGCTATCCCCAAAATGCCACTATGGGGACCAAGACGGGCCAGCTAATGGTAGCGATAATCTTCGCTGACATCGGCTTGCCCGTTGCGCGGGCAAACCACCACATCGTGGTTGCGCCCATCACATAGAGATAGACCGCTAGGTAAATCATCATGTCGTCGTAACCGCGGCGATCTTATAGGGAGCCAAGCCCGGCGCTGGCTCGACGCCAAAAGTCACGATCTCATCCGCCGCAATGCGGAAATTCGTTGCTGCCGCCGTCGGGTTAGCGGCCACAAGATAGCAAAATGCGCTGTCAGACGTGATCGTGATGAATTTGGTCTGGGCGTTGAACGCCGCGGATTGCGCCGACGTGCCACTGATCGTGACCGCCTGCTCAACGTCGCTCGGTTCTGACCAAATGTCAGGAGCGCCCGCAAGCTGAGGCTTCTTGAAATGTTCCTTGATCCAAAGTGTTGCCATTCTTAAACCCCAGCATCCTGGCTAAGTTTGCTTTCCACAGCATCCGGCTTGGTATCGGTATCCTTGCTCGCGTTGATGCGAGCGATTTCCAGTTTGACCAGATTATCCAGCGCGGCTTTCGCCAACGTGGTCTGGTTCTGCGCTTCGGCCTTCAATTGATCGACCTGAAGCTGCATTCTCTCATTCTGGATTTGCGCGACCGATAGCTGCTCTTTCATCGCGGTTTCGCGCTGCTTGGCCTCTGCTTCGATGATCTTGATCTGCGCTTCGGCTATTGCCTTTTGGATTTCAGCCTGAGCGCGGGCCTGATTTGATTTTTCCTCAGACGCTTGGATTTGCATCTGGGTGTTGGCCTTCAGCTTCTCGATTTCCATCTTCGGATCAGTTCGCTGCGAGGCTTCAGCCTTCATTTTCTCAAGCATTTCGGGCTTGATATCGAGATAGAACTGATCCGGGTTTTTGATGCCGGCGCTTTCGGCAAGCTTGGTCGCGGTCATGTTGATCTTTGGCACCATTTCAAGCGCCTCATCGGAGAACCCTGCCTGCCCCAGCCGATCAGTCATTGCGATCTGGACATTGAGAATCTGGTTCAGCATCGCCATGTCGCGGTCGCGCGAGCCAGTTCCAAGGCCGACATTGATTGTCACGTCCATCTTGGCATTCCAGGAGCGCGGGTCCATCTCCACCCACGTATCGCGCAGCCTGATCGTGCGCGGCCGGTCCTGATGCTTGACGATCAGCTTGAGCATCTGCTGGAACACGCGGCGCCAGCCTAGTTCAGCCTGGTTGCGGGCGATCAGCTCAATCTGAGAATAGGCCGAATCCTTCTGGTTCTGGCTTGCGGTCGCGGTCTGGTTCTGCAACGCTTCCGGGTCCAGCGCCATGGTGGAGCGGGAGACGCCGGTTCGCATTTCCCTTACATTGTCGAAGTGCTGGAGTCCGAGCAGCGCCTTGTCACCAATAAACGGGATCGGCAACGGAGCCGGCGGAACTGCACTCTTCTTGAAATAAACCGTGCCACCAAATCGAGGATTGCGGAGCATTTCCGGATTTGAAATCGAGCTTTCCTCAGCGGTCGTCATCGGGTTGTTAACCCAGTAAAGGTTATCGAGAAACTGCCGTGTCAGAACCGTTTTGACGCGCTGAATGTCCGACGTGTCGTCAGCAACCGATCGCGCATCCCAACGGTGCGGAACAGGCTCGCAGGGGATATCCGAGAAGGGAACGTCATCGTCCCAGACTTCCCAGTCGAGAAGTTCACCAGTCCCAGCCGCGCCAGCATAGAAAGCGCGGACAGTCTCCGCGATACCATCGCCATCAACGTCGGCCTTCACATAGCACTCAAACAACTCCACCAGGAGCATCGATTCATCACCCACGTTGTTGAAGAACGTGGTAGAGTTTTCGTCTCTGGCAATTCGTTCCTGCCGAATGGTGGAAAAGCGATCAACAGGAAGGTTTTCAACCAGTTCCTTGTCGAAGCCCATCTCGATCAGATCGGAGCGCGTCGCATCCTGCCGGTGAGCCGTAAACCTTGCATCCTCGATACAGGTCGCCTCGCGGTCGAGTAGAAAGTCCTCCGGGTTGATGCAATCCACCTTCAGCCTGCCGGAACTGACAACCCTCTTGACCTTCACATCGAAGGTCGGGATTTCCTGCTTGACCTGCTGCCCTGTTCCCGGATCGGTCAGGTAAATGCACTGCGATTCGCCCGGCTTCTGCGCCACCAGCTTAACGAACTGATCCATTTGCATGATGGCAATTTGCATTTCCGTCAGGCCGGAATGCTCGGAAACCTCGATCTCTTCTTTTTTATCCCACCAGTGCTTGATGATGCCGTTGCCCATCAAGAGCGAGTCATGAGTCCCGTTCCATAGGATGCGATAACCGGGATTGTCCCTCATGAACACGTAATTGATATAATCGGTCGCCTGCTTGGCGAACTCCTCGTCATTCGGGTTCTGCGGCTCATAGAGCGCCATCCGATCGGAAGCCGTGAATACGCGAATGATGCCCGGCAGCATCCAGCCGATCGTATCTGCGATATCCATCGACACGACCGATGAGCGCCCCTGCATGGCTGGCGTGTCGGTCATGATCCCGCGATAGTATTCGAGGGCCTTTGCGCGCTTTTGCGATAGTTCGGTATCGTCGTAAGTCAGGGCCGAACTGATTTCCTGCGACAACAAGGCTTTCAGCTTGTCGTCGTCCATCTTCTCGGTCATGGATTAGACAACCCAATCCTGTTCG